ACCAATTATTGCTGCTGATGGATATCTATAATAGTAATCTCCAGCATTTACACTTCTTTCATTTCCACCATAAAGAAGGTCAGTTGATACTGCATCTATAATATGAGTAATATCTCTTTTACAAGTTATTTCATTATAAGTAAATCCATCCCAAGAAGATGATAAGAATTCAATTGTTTCATTTTCAATAAATTCTCTATTGTTTCTAATTAACTCATAAGAACCACTAACTAATGCGGATGCAGTCTGGAATGTGTATCCTCTTACTATACTTTCTGCTAATCTACCAGCGTAGTTAATACCATCTAATGTTTGTTGTAATTGTGCACCCTGTGCTTTAGATGGGAAATCATAGTAGAACTTACCATTGAATATAGATGAAGAGTTTGCGTTATACAACATATCTTCAGCTGCTCCACTTATAATTGCCCCAATATCTCTACTACAACTCGTTTCATTGTAAGATGCAGTTGACCAAGAAGATGATAAGTAAGCGATACTTTCACTTTGGATAAATTCAATGTTATCTTTTAGTAAGTTATAAGCTGCTAATGTTTTTGGTGAATCAGATGGTGTTCCATATTCAACAACAGTTGGTAATGAACCAGTTCCATTTTCAACAATTGTAGTTACAATTGCGATTGATGATGAAATCAATCTTTGTTGTAATCTATCTCCAAATGATTCTGATGTTATTTGAACTGCATCAGTAACTTTAATTAAGTTATTTTTATCAGAGTTATTTTTAACAACAGTTGGTTTAACAGAAGTACCATTTTGTAATATATCTTCAATTATACCAATTGATGATTTTACTTTGTTAACTTCAGTTATAGAACCAACAATAGAAGAAGTAAATTGATTTGTATTAGTTACTTTAATATTGCTTTCAGTATTATTTACAATCGCTGGTAAAACACTTATTGAATTTTTATCAGTTCTAACAAATTTATGAACTGATTGAGGTAAGTGTTTAACCGCTGCTTTAGATGCAGATACAAATGTGTGTACCGATTGAGGTTCATGCTTAACAGCGTTTGCTGAAGCTGATACAAATGTATGTAACGAACCAGAAGCACTTCCAGCATTTCCTACATTAATTGTAAATGTACCAGTTTGTCTTTCAATACTATTTTGTTCTGCTGATACGAATGTGTGTTCACCAACATAAGATGAAGCACCAATATTAATTTTAAATGTATTTGTAGTTACATCAGAAATTGGTAACCATCTTCCAGATGGATAATCATAGTTAGGTCTTGGATAAGATTTTTTAACTTTATTTCCATCCAATATACAAGTATAAGATAATCCGTTATCAGAAATCTTAATATAATCACCATTAGTAAAATTATGATTAGCTATTGTAATAATAACATCACCAGTTAATGAGTTATATGGAGCATCGGTTGGTGTATGTTGAGTTTTACCAACTGAAGTAATTACTATTGATTGTTCTGCATATGGGTCTGAACCTAATCGTGGATAAGAATGGGTTGTAGCATCTGAATCTTGGTCACAAGTAAATGCAAATGATTCATTTTCCAATACCACACTTCTACCAACTCCTAAACCAAATGATTCAGAAACAGTTAAAGTCATATCACCACTTAATGCGTTATAAGATGCAGATACAGGTGTAAAGTATTTATTCGGACCCGATACTCCTACATTTACAGTCATTGTAGTATCAGTTACCGAAGTAAGTTTCATTGAACGACCAGCGTAAGGGTCTATTCCTAATCTCGGATATGATTTAGTAGATTGGTCATTATCCATATCACAAGTAAATGCAAATGAACCAGTATCTAATACGATACCCTCCCCAACACTTAATGTGTGAGTTCCAGTTGTGATTACGAAATCACCAGTTGCTGGGTTATAAGTTGCGTTAGATGGAGTCCATTCAACATTAGGACCCGATGCTCCTACATTTACAGTTATAGTATCATCAGTTTTTGATATTATCTCTAATTTATTAGTATAAGCAGGTTGGCCAACTGATGGGAGTTTATGTTCAGTTTTATTTCCATCCATATCACAAGTGAATACGAATGATTCAGGTCTTATATAAATTTCTTCTCCAACATCTAAGGTATGATTTGGAATAGTAACTATAAAGTTTCCGTTAAGAGGATTATAAGCCGCAGTTGTTGGTGTAAATGTACCAACACCATTTTCAATGATATTGATAATTTGACCAAATGAAGAACTTACAATACCAAATTCAGTATCAGTTACAAAAGTACCACTAGCAGTTACATAAGAACCAGTTGTTAGTTGTTGTGGAGCATCCAATGTATCATCAAACCATTTAGCTAATGCGAAAGGAATATCATCGGTTCCTAATCTGATAATATCATTAATAAATCCTACACTTCTAGTTACATAAGCTGATTCAACTCCACTACCACTTAAAGAAGAAGTAAATTGAGTTGTATCATTAATTTTAATTAACCCTTCAATGTTTTCAGTTAATATAGGTAATGTACTTACTGAATCTCTATCAGTTCTAATAAATGTATGAGCTGATTGAGGTAAATGTTTTAATGCCCCATTCGAAGCTGATACGAAAGTATGAACTGATTGAGGTTCATGCTTAACTGCTCTATTAGATGCAGATACAAATGTATGAATTGAACCACTTGCACTTCCACCATCACCAACATTAATTGTAAATGTTCCATCTTGTCTCTTCAATCCATTAGTAGTTGCTGATACAAATGTATGTGAACCTACATATGGTGAAGAACCTATATTGATATCGAATGTGTTAGTTGTTACATTAGAAATTTCTAACCATCTTCCACTTGGATAATCGTAATTAGGTCTTGGGTAAGATTTTGTAGTTGTATTATTATCTAATACACAAGTATAAGTTAGAGAGTTATCATCTAATTTGATGTAATCTCCATTATTGAAATTGTGATTAGCTATTGTAATAGTTACATCACCAGTTGCCGAATCATATGGTGCATCAGTTACACTATGAGAAGTTGTACCAACTGAAGTAATTTTTATTGATTGTTCTGCGTATGGGTCTGAACCACTTCTTGGGTAAGAGTGAGTAGTTGCGTTACTATCCATATCACAAGTAAATGCGATAGATTCGTTTTCTAACACTACACTTCTACCAACACCCAATCCGAATGATTCAGAAACAGTAAGAGTCATATCTCCACTTAGAGCGTTGTATGAAGCAGATACAGGTGTGAAATATTTATTCGGACCTGATGCCCCTACATTAAATGTCATTGTAGTATCAGTTACATCCGTAAGAGGAAGTGAACGTACTGAATATGGGTCGATTCCTACTCTTGGATATGATTTAACTGATTGGTCATTATCCATATCACAAGTAAATGCGAATGATTCAGCTGACATTACCACACCCTCTCCAACACTTAAACTATGACTTGCCACAGTTACAACAAATTCCCCAGTTGCTGGGTCATATGATGCAGTTGTTGGATTGTATTCTACATTTGGACCTGATTTACCAACATTTACAGTTATAGTATCTGATGTTGTTGATTTAATTGTTAATCTATTATCGTAAGCAGGTTGTCCAATTGATGGAAGTTTGTGCTCAGTTCTATTACCATCCATATCACAAGTGAATACAAATGATTCAGGTTTCAGATAGATACTATCACCACTATATAAATTATGCTTAGGTACAGTCATTACAAAATCACCATTTGCAGGGTCATAAGTTGCTGTTTTAGGTGTGAATGATTCAATACCTGTTTTTATAATTCCAGTTACAATATCATATGATTCACTAACTTCAGTTTGATATGAACCACTTAATGCGATTGAAGATGTTACAGCTTCAAAAGATGTTACTTTGATATTTCCATCGGTATTAGATACCGTTGATGGAGATAATAATGTTTGTTGTGTAATTATATCTCTAAGTAAATTCTTAGCGTACATAATTCCATCAATAGTTTCATCTTTTTGTACAGTAGTTGCTTCAGATGGGAATAGGTAGTAGAATTCTCCACCTTTAATACTTCTTTGATTACCACCCCATAAGAAATCAGTTGCAACACCATCTAAGATATGTCCAACATCTCTTCTACATTTTTCTCTATTGTATGTAAAGAATGGATATGCATAATCAATATATTCAGTTACTTCTTTTTGAATTAAAGTTCTATTATCTCTAATTGTATTCCAAATACTTAATTTAGTTGCTGAAGGTTGTACTAATACAACATTCTGAATAAGTTTTTGAACTAAGTTAGCTGCATGTACGATACCATCGATTGTTTGTGTTTTTTGAACACTTGTTGCTTCTGATGGATATAAGTAATAGTACTCACCAGCGATAACACTTCTTTCATTTCCTCCATATCTCAAGTCAGTTGAAACTGCATCTAAGATATGTCCAACATCTCTACTACATTTAGCTTCATCATAATCGAATCCAACCCAAGAAGATGAGATGTAAGCAATTACTTCAGCTTGAACTAATTCTCTATTTTGTTCTATTGTTTGATATAATCCTTCTCTCTCTACTGATGGATTTACTAAAATAGTGTTACTCATTACCTTATCAGATAATCTTTGAGCATGAACTATACCATCAACAGTTTGGTCTAATTGTGAACCTTGTGCTTGTGATGGATATTTGTAGTAGAAATCACCAGCGATTATACTTCTTTCATTTCCACCATATAGTAAATCAGTAATAGCTGCATCTATGATGTATCCAGTATCTCTCTTACATTTAACATCATCGTAATCAGCTGCGTTCCAAGAAGATGAAACATATTCGATTACTTCATTTTGAATTAAATCTCTATTTTCTAATACTAAGTTATAAGCATTTACTTTTTCAGAAGTTGGTGGTGTAAATACTGCTCCACTAACTACTTTTTGTGCAACTTCACCAGCATATTCAATACCATCTAAAGTTGGGAACAATTGAGAACCAGTTGCTTCTGAAGGATACTTCCAATAGAATACACCTGCGTTAATTGTTCTTTCGTTACCACCATAAACAATATCAGTAATTGATGCATCTAAGATGTGTACAATATCTCTTTTACAAGTTTCTTCTGGATAATCAAAATCACTCCAAGAAGCTGATAGGAATGCTATTCCCTCTTCTTTAATAAACTCTTTATTATTGTTTATAATTGTTTGTGTATCCAATCTATCTTGAACTGGATTTGAGAATGTTACATTTGATGCCACTTTTTGTGCTACTCTACTTGCGTATCTAATTCCATCCAACGTTTGGTTCAATTGTGAACCTTGTGCTTGAGATGGATATTCTAAGTAGAACTTACCATTAAATACAGATGCTGAGTAAACATTGTGAATTAAATCTTCAGCTGCACCACTAACAATACCAGCAATATCTCTACTACAACTTGTTTCGTTGTAATCAGCTGCTGACCAAGAAGATGATAAATAAGCGATTGTTTCTTCTTTTATGAAATCAATATTTGATTTTAATAAGTTATAAGCCGCAACAGTTGATGATGCGGTTACTTCACTTCCATATAATGATGATGATTCATAAGAACCACTACCAAATTCTATAATTCTAGTTACAATCTCAAATGATTCTGAGATGAAAGAAATATCTGCAGCTGATGCTGAAATAGATGATGTAGTAAACTGAGTTTCCGTTGTTACTGCTATTGCTTCTTCAGTATTTTCTACTTTTGGTGGAATCACAGTTACTGAATCATCAATAGTTCTAACAAAAGTATGAACTGATTGTGGTAAATGTTTAACTGCTTCTCTAGATGCTGATACAAATGTGTGAAGTGATTGTGGTTCATGTTTAACTGCATTTGTTGATGCAGATACAAAAGTATGTATTGAACCAGACGCACTTCCACCATCACCTACATTAATTGTAAATGTACCATCTTGTCTTTTTATTCCATTAGTTGTAGCAGATACAAATGTATGTGCTCCAGTGTAAGAAGATGAACCTATATTAATTTCAAATGTATTAGTTGTTACATTTGAAATTTGTAACCATCTTCCAGATGGATAATCTATTCCAGTTCTTGGATAAGATTTCTGAGTTGTGTTCCCATCTAAAACACAAGTATAAGTTAATGCACCATCATCAACTTTTATATAATCATTATTAGAGAATCCGTGATTAGCGATTGTGAGTGTTACGATACCAGTTGTTGGATTGTATGGTGCATTTGTTGGAGTATGTGATGTAGTTCCAACTGAAATAATTTTTATTGATTGTTCTGCATATGGGTCTGAACCACTTCTTGGATAAGAGTGAGTTGTAGAATCACCATCTTGGTCACAAGTGAACGCAAATGATTCATTTTCTAATACTACACTTCTACTTACACCCAATCCATGTTGACCTACTGTCAATACCATTTCTCCAGTCAATGCATTATAATTAACATCTGATGGAGTAAAGTATTTGTTCGGGCCTGAGATACCAACATTTACAGTCATTGTAGTATCGGTAACATCAGTTATAATCATTGAACGACCAGCGTAAGGGTCTATACCCAATCGAGGGTAAGATTTAACTGATTGGTCATCATCCATATCACAAGTGAATGCAAATGATTCAATATCTAATATAATTCCTTCACCAACACTTAAATTATGAGTACCAGTTGTGATTACAAAATCACCAGTAGCAGGGTCATAAGTTGCGTTAGTAGGATTAAAATGTAAATTTGGACCTGATTTACCAACGTTTACAGTTACAGTATTATCGGTTACCGATTTAATTCTTAATTTACTATTGTAAGCAGGTTGTCCAACTGAAGGTAATTTGTGTTCAGTTTTGTTATCATCCATTTCACAAGTGAATACAAATGATTCTGGTTTTAGATAAATACTATCTGCTTTTCTAAATTTGTGATTTGGAATAGTCATTACAAAATCACCATCGGCAGGGTCATAAGTTGCTGTTGATGGAGTAGAACCAGTTCCAAATTCTATAATATCTAATACAGTTTCAAATGAAGATGATAATTTAGATATAAGATTTCCAGAACCACTTAATGAAGAAGTGAATTGAGTTGCATCACTTCTTTTGACTAAACCTTCAATGTTTTTAGTTAGAATTGGTAAAGTACTTACCGAATCCTCATTTACTCTTACAAATGTATGAGTTGATTGAGGTAAGTGTTTAATGGCTCCATTTGAAGAAGATACATAAGTATGAACTGATTGTGGTTCATGCTTCACAGCGTTTGATGAAGCTGATACAAATGTATGTAAAGAGTTTGATGCCGTTCCACCATCCCCTACATTAATTGTAAATGTACCAGTTTGCCTTCTTATACCACCAGTAGTTGCTGATACAAATGTATGTGCTGATTTATATGATGATGCTCCAATGTTAATATCAAAAGTATCAGTTGTTACATTTGAAATTTCTAACCATCTTCCACTTGGATAATCATATCCAGCTCTTGGATAAGATTTTTGAACAGTGTTTCCATCCAATACACAAGTATAGATTAAAGCTCCATCATCAACCTTAACATAATCTCCATTACTAAATCCATGTCCAGCAATAGTTAAAGTTACAATTCCAGTAGATGCGTTATAAGGAGCATCCGTTGGTGTGTGTTGAGTATTTCCAACTGATTTTATTTCTATTGATTTACCAGCATATGGGTCAGAACCTGGTCTTGGATATGAATGTATTGTAGCATCTGAATCTTGGTCACAAGTAAATGCGAATGATTCATCTTCCAATACTACACTTCTTCCAACTCCTAAACCATGTTGTCCAACAGTTACAATCATATCACCAGTCAATGCATTATAAGATGCAGATGTTGGAGTAAAGTATTTATTTGGACCCGATGCTCCTACATTAAATGTTAACGTAGTATCAGTTACAGAAGTAATTGGAATAGAACGAACTGCAAATGGGTCAATACCTACTCTTGGATAAGATTTAACCGATTGGTCATTATCCATATCACAAGTGAAAGCAAATGATTCTGGTGAAAGTATTATACCTTCTCCAACACTTAAACTATGCTTTCCAACAGTTGCAACGAAATCACCAGTTGATGGGTCATAAGATGCAGTTGTTGTGTTAAAGTTTATATTAGGACCGGATTTACCAACGTTTACACTTATGGTATTATCGGTTATTGAATTTATAGTTAATTGTTTATTATATGCGGGTTGTCCAACTGAAGGTAATTTGTGTTCAGTTCTATTTCCATCCATATCACAAGTGAATACGAATGATTCTGGCTTTAGGTAAATTCTATCACCAACATCTAAACCATGTTGAGAAATAGTCATTACAAACTCACCATCAGCTGGATTGTATGTTGCTGAAGTTGGTGTGAAAGAATCAACTCCACTTTTTAGAATACCAACTATTGTACTGAATCCTCCACTTACAATATTTCTATCAGAAACACTAGCATCCAATGATGAAGTGTATTGAGAATCAGTTGTTATTTTTATATTATCTTTAGTATTTACTACTTTTTCAAATTCACCTCTAGTTGGAACATAAACATATTCCTGTTCAGATGATAATGGTAAACTATCTACAATGTTTATTACACCACTAGCTGAAACATTTGTTGGATTCACATAATAAAGTGTATCAGGTGTATCTGCTAAAGGAGTAAATGTTATCGTACCAAATGTAATACCATTATTTATTAAACCAATACTTTCATATACATCATATGTAGTACCAGCAGTTGGTTTTGTTTTAATTAAGAATGGTGCATTAATTGTAGTATCTTCAAAACCTAAATCATTGATTGAGAAGTTATACATTTCATTTCTAACCAATGTTAAAGTTGGGTCTTTTTTAGAACCTAAGAAAGAACCAGTATCTTCACCACCTAATCTCCATCCTTCTCTACCATCAAAATATTTTAATTGGTCATCATTAATATAGAATGCAGTTGAATCATTTGGTAAAGTAATAACTTCGAAATAAGATGAAGAATTAGCTGAACCTGAGATTTCTTTACTTCCACTAATTCCATACTCAACAATATCGATTACAGTTCTAAATGATTCTGAAATCTCTGAAGCGATTGTGATTGATGCCGATATAGAAGATGTGTATTGTGAGTTATTAGTAAATTTAATATTATCATTTACATTTGATACAGCAACTATATCGTTTGGAAGTTTAGTTCCAATAGTTGTTGTTATTAAATTATCACCATAAGAATCTTTAGGAATACCAACTTGTGATATTGGTAATCCATTTGAAGCAGAACCAATTGTTTTATCAGTAGTTATAGAACTACCACTTTCAATAATTTTTGTTACTATTTCAAATGATGATGAAATAGATTGAACTTGAGCAGAACTTGCGGATATAGAGGATGTTATTAATGTAGTATTACTAACTAATTTAGGTTCATCCAATCTCCAATTAAAGTTTGGTGTGTTTCCAGCTATCGCAGATAATAATGAATCCTCACCCTGCTTTATAATATCTTCAACTATTCCAAAAGAAGAACTTACTTTAACTCTTTCAGTTTCACTACCAGAAATAGAAGATGATACATATTGTAATATATTACCTGCTCTTACTCTAGCATATGTGTTATTAATAACTTGAGGTGATTCAACTATTTCATTAACAATTACTTTATCAATAAATGATTTAGCATAAGATATACCATCAACAGTTTCATTTAATTGGTCTCCATTTACTTTAGAAGGAACTTCGTTATAATATAAACCAGCTCTAACTGATTTTTGGTTACCACCATAATATAAATCAGTTGCAACTGCATCTACAATATATCCAGTATCTCTTTTACATTTATCTCTTAGGTAAACTAAGTTAGGAAACTGAGTATCAATGAAGTTTACAGTTTCTTCTTGAATCAAACTTCTATTTTCAACAATTAAATCGTATGTTGATTGTATGATTGCTGATGCCGTTACAAATGTATCTTTAACAACTAATTTTTTAGATAAATCCCTTGCCCACTCTATACCATCTAATGTTGGTAATAGTTGTGTTGTTGTAGCAGTAGATGGATATAAGTAATAGAACTCACCAGCTATTCTACTTCGTTCATTACCACCATATCTTAAATCAGTTGCAACTGCGTTAATAACGTGTCCAACATCTCTTTTACATTTTACCTCATCATATTCAAATCCTCTCCAAGAAGATGATACAAATGAAATAACTTCGTTTTGTATAAATGATTTATTATTTACTAATAAGTCATATCCATTTTCTACATTGATAGATGGTTCTACATAAGTAATATCTCCTACTAAACTTTCAGCAAGTCCACCAGCATATCTAATAGCATCTAATGTTTCTTGTTTTTGTGAAGCTGTTGCTTCTGAAGGATATAGGTAATAGAAATTACCATTTAATACTGATTCTTCGTTACCACCATATAATAAATCATGTGCCGCTCCATTTACAATAAATCCAATATCTCTTTTACAAGTTTCTTCATTGTAATCGGATTCACTCCAAGAAGATGATAAGTAAGCAATTGTTTCATTTTGTATAAATGATAAGTTACCAATTAAAGTATCATATCCATTTTGATAATCAATTGATGGATTTTCAAATGAAGAACTTTGAACAATAGCAGGTGCGTAATCTGAACCTAATTCTAATATTCTGAAAACAGTTGCGAATGAAGAAGATACTTTGTTAGCAACTTCTGCACTTGATGAGATATCAGTATTATATTGAGGTGTTTCGGTTACCTTTATATTTGCAGCATTTGATGATGTAAGAGCAGGTAATGGATAATCTTCATTATTTAAACCATACTCTACTATCTGAAGTATTGTGTTAAAGTTTCTATTTATTGTATCTACTTCAGTTTGTGAGGTTGTATCTGAACCAGTATATGGATTATTACTTCCAACTTTAACCAACCCTTCAATATTATCCACTAAAGTATAACTAGCGGTTGCTCTTGCACCTAAAGATAATACTTGTTTAACTTTATCAAACCTATCATCAATTATATTTAATTCAGTTGATGTTGCTGATGTTGAACCTGTTGTTTGTGTTCCATTGGATATATTCCAAACTGAACCTGTGTTGTATCCTCTTGTTGCTGATTTAGCTAATAAAGATGGTATATTATTTATACCACTTGATACGATATTTGAAACCAATCTATATTCAGATTTAGCTTGTTCTGCAACAACATCCGAAGAATTGTTACTACTAAATTGTTGTAATTCATCAGTTACTTTAATACCTGCATTTGTATTTGGTACAAATTCAGGAATTGCAGTTAAACCATCTTCAATTGTATCAATAATAATTGTATAGTTATCTCTTACTCTATTGAATGCTTCTAAGTTACCACCACTACCAGTAATAAACCTAGAACCACTAGCATACATACCAAAATCACCAAACGATGTGTTTGAGTTTAGAAGTACTGCTTGTCCACCTTGTAGTACCTTTACTGAGTATGCTGAGAAGTTTGTAAAGAAGGATACCAACTGAATAAATCCTCTACCTACAACTTGACAACCAACTCCGTTTGGAGCAATCTGAGTATATGCATCCAATACCATTGAAGCAAGAGGTGAATCAGGATGAATTATATTTCCATCTACATTCAATCCACCACCACCAGCAGGAATTGCTTCGTACTTCTCTAAGAATGAGTTCTCCTGATTCGAAATCATCGAACAGTTCTGAACATAAGGAGATGTTGTAATAAATGAGTTTGGTGCGAATGCAATTGCGAAACCACTTCGAGAGTTATCTACTGATGGAAATACTCTTAATCCAGCAAATGTCATCTCTGAAAGATAACAACCACTATTTACCCAAAATAAATCTTCGTTTTCGTTTTTAGCTACAATCTTAGTTACCCTTAAACCAGCTCCCCAAACAGTTGTGTTTTTTGGAAGCTCGATTGGATTTTCTTCTAAGTAAGTACCAGCAGAAACTTCAATTCGGAAACCAGTAAATAAAGAACCAGTTGGTAAACCAAATCTACCATCATCTCCAGAAGTTGCTAATTCAGCAGCTCTCTTAACTGTTCTAACTGGGAATTGTTGTGTTCTACCATCATTTTTATCATTACCAGATGTTGAGGATACATAAATAGTAGCATCCATTGCTCCAAAATCTTCGGCTTTGATTCCACCAAATAATTGTGTATCTAATGATTCTAATGAAAAAGATGCAGTAGCATTTAAAGCTTGGTCACCAATTACGTTAAGAGGACCATCAATAGTAAGAGAACCAGTAAGTTCTACTGAACCAGTTATGGTAGATTTAATATCTGGGTCTGAGCCCATATTGAAACTCTCAGATACTAATAATGAACCAGAAATAGTTACATTCTGTGCGAATGAAGTATCTCTGATAAAATCTTTTATCTCCTCAACCTGCTTTCTTGATATTAATCTAGCCATTAGTTTATTCTATTTCTACTATTTTACCTTTAATTGTAAATGCATTTGTTGGTACTTCCAATGGTACTCTTGTGATATCTTCATTGAATATCATTCTAATTTCTTTCGAACCACTAGCGTATTGACCTGATAATAATTCAGTTCCCCCACCATCGTATAACTTTACATCATATTTAGTTCTATCTTGTTTTACTCCATAAAGAAATACATCTAAATAATCATATGCATTATCTACCTGTAAATCTTCATATGTAAATCTATATCCTTCTATATCTACTCTATCTAATAAATCACCATCATTATTACCATCTTTAGAACCTAAAAATAAAGTAAATAATTTTTGAGTATTGGAATCCAAAGATGATGATGTTGGAGTAAATTCGTTGATAAAAGTATCTTCGATTACTTCTAATACAAAATTTTTAAAAGATTGTCTATCTCTCTTTTTTACTGTATTACCTGCGTATATGTTTGGAACCTTTCTACTCATTAGTTAACTCGTTCAATATCACCTTTTATAAATATCCTATCATCAGTAGAGAAAGACCAAGGGTCTCCATTTCTATCTTCCAATGGGAAGTTTTCTTTTTTCATCTTCACATAAAAATCATTTCCAACTTGCTCGTAAACATAATCTTGACTTCTAACGAATAGTTCACCTTGAGAATCATCTGTTAATAAATACATAAAAACATCAAATCTTGCATGCGGTTTTCTTTTATCTTTAAGTCTTGAATCTAAAGTTTTAATTCTCATATTCTCAACTTTAAAAATCCAATAAAGTGGATGATAGAATTCATATCTATCACCATTTGGTTTATCGGATGGAACACCTTGAAATGTATTTGGTGCATTTACCTCTTTCATTATATTTTTTAAAGTAAAGATGTTCATAATTCAATAAATTTACCAGTTACCGATACTTCATCTTCAGTATCTAAAACATTAGTTAAAGGTCCTTCAGATTCAAATGCCTGAGTATTATCTAATTTAAATAATATTCTATTTTGAGTTCCATTGAATGTATATGTATATCCGTTTGGTGTTATAAACACTCCATTTATATAGATTCTAAACCAACCTTTAGTATCAAACGTACCCCTAAGTTCTTGTGGTAAGATAGGTAATTCTACATTATCTAAATAAAAATAAGAGAATTTATTTGTTACCCCATCTGCCGTTTCATCTGGGTATAAACTCTTATTGATATTTGCATCTTTGGAACCTCTAATTGCTACAAAATCTATAACGTTCTGATACTCATTATAAATATTAGGATTTGAGAATCTCATACCTGTTAAGTCAGTTTCTATACCCCATACAACTTTCTTCGGAGTGAATGATTTTTTAACAGTTGGTTTCTCATCATATGTTTCAGGAAGTAGGTAAGCGTTCACTACCATAGTGAAAGAAGTTCTAATGATTCTTTCTGAACCTTCTCCTACTTCTTGTTGATTATCAAACGAATCAATACGAGTTCTAAATTTGTACCCATCTTCATTTCCCCAATACCTATCAGTTGCATATTGAAATGCTTCAACTATGGTATTCATATGTTCGGTAAATGATGTCCAAATCATTACCTCATAAGTTACAGTTACATAATCAGGTACTGAAACTTCATATTGTTCAAATGCTTTTTGTGCATTAGGTTGTAGTGAGAATCTTTCGTATCTATTTTGTTTAGAATATTTTCTATAAGCTGGTAAAGTATTTACATCCTTAAATTGTGCTAAGTTTGTATCTCTTTCGATAGAGTTTCTTTTGAACATTACTAAAGGAATTTGAATCTTACCTCTTTGGTCTCTCAGATATCCTTTTGCTCTAGCGTTATTCCATCGTTCAGCATTACCATATAATAAAGGAACTTTAACTTGATTACCATGCTCTTCAACATCAGGTATCACAGTATCCACCATATACTCAGCAATAGTAGTATCTACATCTAAAAGTTTAACACCCTTAGTGTACTCCTTATCTATACCTCTTTGTAATGCTCTATTTGTTTCTTTCTTATTCATTAAATAACTCTCATTTCAGTTTGAATAGAACTTCTTCTAGTCATAAATGTTGATGCAATGATTGAGAATTTCTCCCCACTCTGTCCACCAATTAATTGGTCCTCTCTTACATTATCAATTTCAAAGTATGCATCGTTATGCATTATAATATCTCCAATCTCTGGATAGAATCCTTTTCCTTTTAGAGTAACTCTATTAAATCTAAATTCTACGTTTTGTCCACTATCAGCACCAAATCCTTCATATGAAACCGAAGAATCATCTCTTTCAATTACCGCAGTACATTCAGTACCTTGATAATAAGATTTGTTTAGGGATTCACCATAAAGGTTTGTTGAGATATCTTCAATAGAGAGCTTGAAAAGTACTACTGTAGTTTCAATTACAGCATCTACCAATTCCTTTGAAATAGATTCAAAGAATCTTATGTCTCTATTTAATGCAAATCTTGGCATTTTATCCGGTGTATATCGTTAGTGGAACTTTTCGTAACATTTCTTGCTGATAATTAGATTCGTTATTTCTAATTTCAAACTGATTTTTTCTACTTAACTCTTCTAAGTTTTCTCTGAGTTGTTCAATCAAAGCATCTTTTTCAGTTTGAGCCTCAGCTCGTAATGCTGCTCCATCCAACGATATTTCGGAACCAGGAATAGGTACTGAACTATATTTTTCTCTGATTGCTCCTAATAGTTCTTTAGCAAGAGCAAGTGTGTATTTTCTAATCCATTGTTTACCCACATCATTTATAGATGTATATGGGATAAAATCATAACCAACATTTGAGTAATCTGATACTACATCCACAGTTACATTTGTTGAGTTTTGAATAAATTCATTTCTAACAAAATATTCGAACCATAATTTACCCCCAGTTGTTGGTATTGGGAAAATTTGTAATTTATTATTTACGATATTAAAAGAGTGTGCCGATTTTCTAATAGTATCATTGAATTCAATTGCCTGTATTCTTAATACATCTTCAAATATTGGCATCAATACAAATTGTGCAGCTGGTGAGAATGAACCAAATCCAAACTCATCAATTAAATTAAGAGTTCCTTGTCCACTTACTGAGTAAGGGTCAAAGAATCTATTTACTGCTGGAGTTGCTTCATGGAATACTGTTGTTACATCGATTCGGTTAGCACTTTCACTTACATTAGCGAAAAGAACATCCAAATCATAGTTTTGCTGCCCAGCTACTAAATCAATAGAACCAGTTTTAATATCGGTGTTACCACCTACACCAGCTAAAGTACCATAGGCATCAGAAATTGCTACCAAATCAGGTAGATTTGAACCTTGAACTAATTTTCCACTGTAATTTGAACCTGTTGGATTTCCTTTTAATGTATCTAAGTTATTTCTAATGTTAAACTGATTTACTTGCGAAGCATATTCTGAGGTAGCTTCTTCAAAACAAGCAAATAAACTTTCATCAACCAATTCTACATTTTGAATGGGGTATCCTAATCGTTTTGCACACCAATTAGCCACTTTTGGCGCATCTACTACGAATAATGCATCCGAATCAAAAGTTCCAAATGGAGTATCCCCTGCTGAGAATGATGATGAACCTGGGTATATGTATTCTACTGCCATAAATTATTCCTCTCTTTAGTATCGTATCTATAAATATAAAGAAATATAAGAATAGTGTTTTTAGAAAGGACATAAAAAAAGAGGGAACTTTCGTTCCCTCTTAATTTATTTAATCTGAACTACGTTCCGATTAGATAGACTGTAAGTCTTTGATAAGAACTTTACCATAGTACTCAGGTCTAACCATCTTCTTAGCGTATCTCGTCATAACTCCTCTTCTTGGAGTGAAGTTATTCGGGTCATACACTAATGGAGTCATAATTAATGGTACATAAGGTGCGTAAACTGCTCCTGTTTCTAGGAAGTTTGAACCTCTAAATCCTAACAAGATTTCATTTGAAGTCATGTAAGGGTTTTTGTACACAGTGTATCTATTAGCAAGTGAACCAACATTTGTTACACCAGCAGCGAAAGATGAAGCATCTTTGTCAGCTGAGATAGAGAATGCAGGAATCGATTCTAAAATAGTACATACATCAGGAGAAGCAACAACGAAGTTAGCTCCACCTCTTAAAGTCAATTGGTGAATCTTATTAGATACTTTGTTTAATTTAGTACCTAAAGTTTGGAACCAAGTGTTCTTTTGGTACGCAAGAGCTGAATTACCAGCAGACCAAGATGAACCATCAAATTCCTCACCGATTGTAGCTGACCAGTACTCAGTAGTCAATGCGTTAGACTTTAACATATCTAAGATTTCTAAGTCAATCTCTAATGAGATGTAATCAGATAACATAGAAGTTAATTCAGCTTCAGCATCGATTGAGTGGTAAGCGTTTAAATCCTGCGCTAATTCAGGAGTCCATACAGCCTTTAGTTTTCTAGTCTTAGCAACGATTGCTTCAGACTTTAATTCTAAATCAACTTCAGGAATATCCAAGTTAGTTACAGAACCATCAGTATCTTCAAAATCACCTCTGTTATAATCAGCAGGGATTACTGAATGAGCTACAGCGATTACAGCTGAACCTCTAGCAGCAGTTGTGTTAACAAATAAAATAATATTAGCACCATCCACTTTAGCGAATTGTCCGTATGTTTCACCTGTTACAGCAGCACCTGTTACGATAATAGATGATAATGCATCTACATCAAGAGTATCAGCGATATCACTCTTAGCGATTGTAATTTTCTGGATATCACCAGCTTCAATAGAAGCAGATAATGCACCATCATATCCTACATCAGCATGTGAAGCAGAAGCGAAAGCAGAATCACTAGCAGCAACGTCAGTTGAAGCTTCGTTTACAGAGTATCCGAATGCACCAGCACCGTATAATCCATTCTCAGCTGATTTAGTTTGACCAAATCCAGCACCTACATTAGCACCACCTGCACCACCGAATAAAGAACCAGCAGCACCAGTACTTCTTCCTGCGTTAGCAGTTCCATATTTGAAATCTAGATAGAATACAAGTCCTGAAGGTAAGTTCATTGGTTGTACACTAACGAATTCTTTAGAAGCAATCTCACCAAAGATTCTTCTTACTAAAGGTAGAGCAACACCGCTCCACTCTTCACTATTTGCAGCAGTTCCAGTAGAACTTGCCTCATCAAGCAATTGTTTTGCTTGGTTTTCTAAAAGAACAGACATTGCGCCTTGCTCTTTTGCGTTTAAACCTTCTAGAAGTCCAGTAGATTCCCACTTACCTTTTAGTTGTCTTGTTTCTTCCAACATTACAGACTGTGGGTTCTTTCCTTCCATTAGTTTAGATAAATCAAAATTTGCCATTTTATTTTTCCTTTTTTAATGTTAAGTTAATTATTTAATATTAGCTAATTGTTTAAATCTCTCAGCTAATGCATTTGTGTTCTCAGAAATAATTTCTTTTGAAGGAGCAGTTGAAGCAACTGGTTTAGATGCAGCCTCAGCTACAACTTTCTTAGTTTTCTTCTCAGTTCCTGTAAAATTCATTGATTCTGCTAACGTAGCGTAAACTAATTTTACTTCTCTAACAGATGATGTTCTGTCTAAGTTTTCAACAACTTTAGATTTTTGCTCATTGTTTAAGTTATAAGCTCTGAACAATCTATTAGCGTATAATAATTTTGCGTTAAGAAGGTTTACTTCGTTGATAGTAGATTGTAAAGTTTTCACAGTATTGTAAGCTTCTTCTAACTCAGTTTGTAGTTTAACTACCTCTTCGTTAGCTTCTTCTTCAGCTACTACTTCTTCTTCCATTTCTTCTTCTTCTCCGTATCCCATTTCTCTAAGGATTTCATCCAAGTCGATATCTTCTTCGTCATCATCTTCATCTTCTTCTTCAGAGATAGTTTCTTCAACTTCCTCTTCTGATTCTTCTTCAGATACTTCTTCTTCAGATTCTTCTTCGTGAACTTCATCCTCTTCTTCTTCAGATACTTCTTCTTCAGAATCCATTTCCAATTCGGAAACTTCTTCTTCATCTTCCATATCCATTTCTAATTCTTTGATGATAGCTTCTAAATCTAACTCATCTTCTTCTTCCATCTCTTCTTCTTCTTTGTAGTTTTCTTCTACTTCTTCTTCTTCGTCCATAGAATCTTCTTCACCTTCGTGAGAACCTTCTTCTACTTCTTCTTCTTCAGAAACAGTTTCTTCTACCTCTTCTTCTTCAGAGACTTGAGCTTCTTCGATTTCGTCATCATCATGCCCTTCACCTTCTTCAATTTCTTCAGACTCTTCGCCTTCAGAAACTTCCGACTCTTCCAACTCATCACCTACTTCTGCAGTTTCTTCTTCAGATTCAGGTCCAAGTTCTGTGTGTGCGTCAGATGCAACGTCCGATGGTTCAACTGGAGAATCCTCATCACCTTTACCAATATCACTAGAATCTAACTCTTCTTCCATTTCTTCCTCTTCACCTTCCATTTCAGCTTGTAGCTTCTTTGATAGGATAGATTGTAGTCTTGGAGTAAAAGCTTCTTCTAATGCGATTTTAGCGTTAGCGATAGCAGTTTCTCTTACAGCTTTAGCATCAGCAATTGCTTCTTTTAACAATTTTGAATTTGCCATTTTACTTGTTACTTTTTAAATTTTCTGAAGTTATTGAGAAACCTCAATGTAGATTAGTGTAAATTGGTTGTTCGGTCACTAAACATTAAAAGTCAGTATTCATTAACCAATGGAACCCACATAGACGTGGGTTATTATAAGAATAAATATATAAAAATTTATAAAACAATAAAAAACTAAAGAAAATAATAAGTTTTTTATAGATTTAGTGTATAGGGTTATTTTTTAATCTTACCCTTTTTAATATCTCTTTGTAGTTCTGCACCTGCTCCTAACAAATCATTTATTGATTGGTCTATTGGTACATTACGATATTTAGAAAGTTTTCTAACTGCCATCATTACGATTCGTTTCTCTTCAGTAGAGTATCCTTCGTTGATTGTTGATTCATTAAACATTTTAATTATTTTCTTTTGAACAGGATTATTTGGTCTACCAGCTATTGCAGATACGAATGACATTCTATCTTTAAGATTTCCCTTTTCAACATATTTAAGAAGTTTCGTAATATTCAATGCATGTTTAGAAACAAAATCCTCAACTGCCTCAGGTCTTGTACCTGTAAAGTAAGCAATCTTTTTGATTTGAGGTTCTACTCCCTCATTTACTGATTCTTCATTCATTTCAGAGATAACTCTTTCTCTCATTATCTCTCTTACGATTTTTCTAAGTTGTTCTTTCATCTTTGGTAATCCTTTATGTTTCGTTGCTGCAAAATCTTCAATATCTTTTTCACTCATTCTATCAGCAATATCTTTTATTTCATCTGAAACCTCTGAAGCGGGTACTTCACCTCTTTTGAATGCTAATGCCAATCCAAATAACTTTTGTTGTTGTTGTGATTGTGCAGGCATCTTATTACATTAAGTTTTTTAAACTATGATTCTTAAATCCATTAGAAACTTTACCTTCAAATATTGATTGTATTTTAGCAGCTAATTTCTTACTACCATTCATTTTCAAATCATATGCAATAGCATCTACTGATGTTTCACCTTCCCATCCAGATTGATTAGTTGCTAAATGTGCAATTTCATCAGTACCTTCTGCAGAATCGTAAAGTTCAGAAGAGAATACAGTATTCTTTCTCCATTCATCATATTCTTTAGAAAATACATCTTTTGGTTTGTCTGGGTCATTCATTGGATTAGAATCCCATTCAGGTTTATCTTCTAATATTGAAATTAGTTTTCTTGCTTCAGAATGAAAGTTTGAATCAGTTAGTGCTTCAACAGCTGCCTTACTCATTCTACTTTCGTATTCTTCTTTACCTAATTTTTGTGGAGTGATTCCTAACTCCTTTGCTTTACTACTAACGGCTTTGTTTATTTTAGGATTGCCAGCTCTACCACCAGATGAATCTTTTGGTTCTGATTTAGGTTCTTCTCCACCAGCATCGTATCCTGTATCTTTAGAGAACATATTTGGTTTCTTCTCCCCAGTTGGTACATCTACTGCATCATCTTTATCAGTTTTTCTTTTTTCGTGAGAACCAGCCTTTACAGCAGCATCTCTAGCTGCTTTTGTTTTGAATACTGATACGTTACCAGTTTCTTTACTCGTTGCGGTGAATGCTTTTTCAGCTTCTAATAAATCAGTTAGTTTAATCATTGTATTATTTTTTACCCAATCTTTCGTTTGCTACATTTACATCGATATCAGCAATCTCATAGTATCTACCTAAAATATTACCCATATCTTCATATAATGCATGTAACCTTTCATCTAAGCTTCTTGCTTCAGTTGCAACTTTATCAAATGCTTTATCCATTTTTTCCAACTCACTCATATTTCTTTTGATGGTTACTTTATCGAACCAATCATCGTTTTCTGAAAGAGTTAGTGTTTTAGCTGCTTCAACAATACCACCTAAAGTTTCTGCTACCTCAACGATATCAGATTGTCTTTTCATTTGTTCTTGAAATGCTTTATAAGTTGAGATAATTTCTAAGAAGTGTTTTTTAACCTCAGTTGATAATTTTTTCTCACCTTCTAATGATTCAGATAATGAAAACTTACCATCTACGATTTTTACTTCGTTTATGTTAGTTTTTCTGATATCATTATATCCTTTGTTTACTTTATTACCTGTTTTGTTCTCAACCTGCAAAGTAAATTTGTTGTTGTGAACGTAATCATATATGTCAAAATTCTTTTTACTCATTATCCTAATTCCGTTATAATTTCTCTCATTAAATCTTGTGCTTTACAAAAGTTTCCACAAACATCAGTACCAATATTCTTAACTACTGATTCGTTCATTGGAGTCATAAATGCACCATGTGTAGATGGGTTGGATACAAAGTCCCAACCGATTAGTTCAAAATCTTCACCAACTAAAAGTTTGTTATCTTTCATTGGTTGAGTAGAACCCATACCTCTTGATGAGATACCTAAAAGGATTCCAGCTCTTAATAATTCTTTTAATATATTTCCAGAAGGAGTAGGTAAGATTTCCACTGTACCTACAACATCGTTACCTTCCCAATGTACCTCTTTAATATTATGTGATACATTCTTTAAGTTGATAACTGAAGAGTCTGGATGGTCTAATTCACCTAATGCTCTTCTTTCTTTAATTAGAGTTTGATATTTATTTATCTCTCTTTCTAATACTTCTCTTGGGTACACTCTACCATTTTGATTTTCTGCACCTGAACGTTGAAGGATACCCTTAACCATAGTTCTTCCTGATGAATCTTCATTCACCCTTCCTTCAAATAAGTTTGTTTCTATTAATAGATTCTTCATAATGGCTATCCTTATTTATGTTTTTTTAGTAACTCAGTAAATTCTCTCTTCACACCAGATGATAATCTTTTGTGAATTCCTTCTTTTACTAATACGTTAATTACATCTTTTATATTTGAATTTTCAAGTGTAATTTTATTTTTTGATAAAATTGGTCTTTCTAAAAATGTATTTATTTCAAAAGTTAACTCCTCTGAAATTTTAAAACCTTCATATATAGATTTAAGATATTTGATAAAATCTTTATCGTTTTTCATATCTTTAAAGCTCTTATCTGAAAAAATATTCTTTACGAAATCTTTAGCATCTTTTGAATCTTGCTTTATTTGGTCAATTAAACCAAACATACCTTCATTTACTGATTCCATTAAACCAATTGCAGTAGTTCCAACAATTCTTTCAGCTCCATCAGCGTATTTCTTATTTAAGATTGCTACTTTAGCACCACCTATATTAATTACATACATTGGTAACATACTTGTACTAAAGTGATAATCTTTGATTTTTGCTTTCTTTAATTCTTTACCTATATCCATAAAAGATTTAGCACCTTTTACGAGGTCAGCAAGTTTATCTAAAGTCTTATCATGTTTTCCTTCTGAGATATTAGTTGAACAACCTCCTTCGGTTACTCCACCACATCCACATCCACAATCATGTGATTCTTCTACTTTTTCACCAGCTCTAAGAGCTGCTAAATCAGATGCTTCAATTTCACCATCACCATCAATATCTAACTGCTTTTGTTTATCAGTTAACTCTTCATTCTTTTCACCCTTACCATCCCAAGCAGCATCAATCTTATTAAAGAATGCTTTCTTTTCTTCATCACTCATTGATGGAATAGATTTTCCTGCTTTTTCTAAAGCTTTTTTGAAAAATGTTTGATACTCAGTTTCTTCAGCCATAATGGCTCTGAGGGTTTCTTTGATACTATCTATGGTAATATTCATATTAATTCCCAATTATAATTTGCTAATCTGCGTTACAATAGTGTTCAATCTTTCTCTAATTTTGAACAAATTCTTTTGAGTTCTTTTCCAATATTGGTCTGAATTTAAATCACTTTCTTTTTTGATTCTACCATACCATCGTAGGAATGTTTCAATTTCAGAAAGTTGCTTATTAACTTGAGAAATCCCTCTACCAATTTTTTGTCTTGGTGTGGATTCATCTTTTTTTAATTCTAACCATCTATTTTCACTAACCCTTTTGTAACCATTTCCCTTATTTATGGCATCAACAAATTCATCATCGTTTTCTTCATCTTCATCAGTACCATCAGTATCTTTGAAAGCATTAGGAGTATTATACCCAGCCACATCACCAGTGGTTGTAGCTTCATCAATATCTACATTTTCTTGCTCAATTTCAGCAATTAAATCTTCAACTAACTTCCTTAAACTCATATTTTAACTTTCAATTCTTTAATTAATTCATATGACATCATTATTGATGAAACATGATTATCAGAAACAACTTTTCCAATTTTAGTTTTAGATAAAACAGAAATAGTTTCTGCTAACTTAATTTTAGTTACTTTATCTTTAACTTTAGATTTAATTGATTTTAATTCTTTTATAATAGATGGAATAGATTTTTCCACATAAGATTTAAATCCAGTTGTATTACTTAAATTATTAATATACTCTTTTAATAATGATTTTTGGTCATCATTTAAATTAGAATACTTTTTATTAAATGTTTCTACTAATATCTTATAAGTAAGTAATCTTAAATCTTTATCTTGCTTTTTATAATTTTCAACTAATTTATCTTTTTTGTTTATAGATTTAGTAGCTGGTTTAGATGTAATACTTTCAATAAGGGTAATTTTTGAATTGAATACATCCTTAATATCGTAGTTATCCATCTTTTTAGATTCAAATACCTTATAGATAGATGCTAATAAACGATAATTAGAAATAGGAGAAGATAAAAATTCATCCATATTAAATGATTCGTTAATCTTTTTAATTAGATTATACTTTTCTTTATGTAATTGCTTTTGGTCAATACGATTATGTGCTTCGTTAACAGTATCTATGAACTTTTCAGCTCTTGATTCAGAATTATACTTTTCTTTCATAAGAAGTTCGTACAATCTTAACTCTTTGTTTAACTCGGTTTTTGGACTAAAAAATTCACTTACGATTTTTTTAGCTTTTTCACTTGTATCACCATTAAGAACTTCTAAAGTGATTTGTCTCACTAAAAGTTCAAATAGAATACCAGTATTCTTAAATTTTGAATGTTTTACCCTCTTCATTGTGTTTTTATCCTATAATAATATATCAATATACGACACGTTACATCGTATATAAATATAACTTAATTTTGATTTCCTAAAATTTTATTCATCAATCAAATTTATATCATCTAAAAAGTCTCCGTTTTCACCGATTAACTTTCGTTTTGCAGAAACTCCGTTCACATATTCCTTAGCTACTTTTTTGGTAGTTTTATTAATAGATGACTCATTTTTTTTCAATGCTTTTTGATTTTCTTTTTTACCAAGTGGGTCTCTCCCAAGTGGATGCTTATCCTTTCCATAGGTGTTTCCCTCTCTTGGTCTACCACCTTTGTTCTTTAACTCAGTTTTTAATTCTTCTAATTCATCTTCAACATCAGTTGGGTCTTGTTCCATTGCTGGGTCACTTCCCTCATCTTCGATTGAACGATATCTGAATCTATCTTTAAGGTCATTAATAAGTTGAATCTTTTGGAAATCAACTTCATCATCACTAAAGTTAAATATATTTTTATATGCCCAATCTTTAGATACCATATTTAGTGAAGCAATATCACCAACTAATCTAACTTTTTCACTCCAAAGATTTACTTTTTCTTGCTCATAAATAGTAGATGGATTAACTAAGTTTAATTCAAAATCTACCATTTCCTTACCCTCAACACCCTGAGATGCTAAGTGAGTTACTGCTAATTTAGTTAATTCTGAAATTAAAGTTCTTTGTATTCTTTCGATTGTTCTTGCAAATCTTACATCTTCTGCAGCTAGAGTTGCTTTACCATTTACATTCTCATCATATCCTAAATATGCTTTTGGAATCTTTAGAGCTGCAAACATTTTATTCTTTAAGTAATCGATATCATCAATTGATGTGTATTCTAACCCACCTAATGAATCTATTTGAGTACCACTATCACCACCCCTAACAGGCAAAAAGAAATCTTCAGTTAGGTTTTGGATGTTATACTTTAAGTTATAATCACCAGTCTTTTTATCCACAAATGGAGTTTTCTTCATTTTGTTGATAATCTTTTGCATATAGTTATCAACTTCTTGTGGAGGAATGTTACCAATATCAATTTTGAAAACTCTCTTATCAGGTGCTCTCATAATCCTATGAATTAACATAGCATCTTCCATAAGAGAAACTTGTTTCCAAATTCTTCTACCATTTTCAATCATTGCCTTTCCATAAGGAAGGAAGTTTGTATCTGATAATAATCTAAAATGAACTATCTCATAGTTCTCATACTCACCTTTACCATTTGGGTCGTGATTTACTTTAAACTTAATATAATTTGGATTATTTGGGTCAGTATTCTCCAATCTTTCGGTTTCATAAACTGGAAGTGGTCTTACGTTAATAATACCAACACCGGGTTGTATTTCTTGTAGTAAAAAGAAATCTCCATATTTAACCATATTTCTTGTCCAAGACCATAGGTTAAACTCTATATTTAAAATATCATAGAATAAGTTTTCTAATATTTCTTTTACTTTCTCATTTTTGGATTTAATTTGTACAACTTCACCAAATTCATTTTTTAATGTGGATTCATCTGCGTATATATCCAATGCTGATGAGATAATCGGGTCATTATCCATTGCATCATAATCCCTGAATAGTTCTCTACGAACTTGATGGTAAGCCATTGATTGAGCTGCCATCTGGTCTCCGTGAAAAGACCTTTGTAATTTAGTATATCTATCTCTTAAATTAAAAAGATTAGTACCACCCTGCTGTCTATCATCAGTATCAACTACCTTTCTCTTCCCATCTTTATCAACCTTTACGATTGCTTGAGTAGAAAAAAGTTTAGTTAACCTTTCAAAAAATGAACTATTATTTTGTTCTGCCATTTTATTTACTTTATGTTATAATCTAACTAAGATACAAAAAAATTTTGATATATCCTAATTTTATTACCATGCTTTACAACTCCAATACCTAGCCTTATGTCTTGGTCCTGGTGTATCACAATTATGTCTAGCTCTAAAAGCTTTTCTTCTTGATGGAATATCTTTCTGAATCTGCATTGTCTTTTCACCTGCTTTTTTAGCCGATGTTCCTCCATGTCCGAAATTTACCTTTACAACATTTCCTTTTGGGTTTTTAACATATACTTTAAACTTCTTAACATCACCCCTCATAGGTTTGTTTAGTTTAACTTTTCTACCTTGATATTCAGCTTCGTTAATATCCTCTTTCATATCTCTTAGAAAGTGGATAAACTCTTTTAAATCATCATAGTTTTCAACATCGTATTCTTCAATGCTTCCATCTAATGATAATTTAAATTCATTATAAAGTTCTTTAGAATAATTTTCCATACTTAATCCCTATATTTAACCTATACTATATAAATATAAA